CACAATTATTTGTATACAGAACAGCATGAAGATAGCAGTATCATTATATGGCCTATTATATGGCCAGTTTATGCGTGATGGCCAACCTAGTGTTAAAGATTTCAAACATTGTTGGCCAAATATCAACAAGAACATTATTCAGCCATTGAGAGATATGGGCCATGAAGTTCAAGTATTTGTTTCATCTTATAAGATACCTGATGAACAACTTGAAAAAGAATTCTATGAGATGGTTCAACCAGCCGGTGTTTACTATTCTAACTTTGAAGGTTCTAATACATTCACATCTAAGATTGCTTCATTTGAAAACCTTTTGAACAAAAACTTTGATTTTGTCATATTCACAAGATTAGATTTGCATTGGTTCAAACCAATTGATAACATTCAGTTTGACAAGTTTAACTTTTTGTTTATGGAAAAAGGTGTTGCACATTTGAATTGGACTTGTGATAACATGTACATGTGGCCAGGTTCAATGACAAACTTTGCTCACATTTCTATGAGAGAAACATATCATGCATACAGAAATTTGCCTGATACTCACGGTCTGATGAATAAGTTAATACAATACATTCCAAGAGAGAAAATGGTTGTTTTATCTGACATTGAACAAAATAGCCATGACAACTTATACTATTCAATTTGTAAAGCAGATTATAAGACTAACCATTTCCCCGTTCACCCCGAGGTTTTAGAAAGATTCGAATGATTAAATTATTGATACTTGATGTAGATGGTGTAATGACTGATGGCAAGAAGTATTATGACCGAGAAGGAACAGTTAGATTAAAAACTTTCTGTGATAAAGATTGGACAGCCATCAAGCGCTTTCGAGCCTTGGGTATTAATGTTATGTTTCTTACTGGAGATGGTTACAATGTTCAAATAGCCAATAACAGAAATATTGATGTGATTGTTACCAGAAACAAAGAGAAGGCAGATTATCTTCCTGAGATTTGTAAAGATTATGGAGTTTCTCCTGGTGAAATTATCTTTGTTGGTGACGATATCTTTGATGTTGGGCTGATGAAACTAGTCAAGAGTTATTGTCCAAAAGATGCACCACTGATTGTCAAAGACTATGCACAAACGCTAAATATCAATGGTGGTGATAATTTTGTCATGCAACTTTTTGATTACCTAAGTGTAAAAGAATTACCTAAGTTTGACTTTGATGAACACTTGAAAAAAGTTTATGAACTTGATATGAAAGAAAAATTCTAATGTTTGATATTACACTTTATGGCCATCTGGCTATTGATACTATACATGATGGTGATAAAAAAACTATGTCTTTAGGTGCCATGGCCAATATGGCTAGAACCTTCAAAGACATAGATGCAAACATTAGTCTTGGATTGTGTCCTACTGCAATTGGTGAAGCAGACATATACATTGACCGCAAAGAATCGACCAGAGATTCCATAGCCAACCTGAATCGTTATGAATATGATTCTCCTATCAAACCTTCACACATATCACATATACTTTATATCAACCAACTAACAAACACAGATTTTATTTCTAAACTAGATGGTATAGTTACTGCGGATACTTGCAAAGGACCAAAAGTTGATGTAGAATTATTGAAATATGTGGACTACTTGTTTGTTTCATATGAAGAACTACATGACTTAGATGAATTGGCAGAACACACCAAAGGTGCTGTGATTGTCCATACTTCCGTTGGTAGTACAGTACGAATTAACGGTGAAAAGAAAGCCTTTTTCATAGACCCATCTATGTTTGTAAAAGATGCTAACGTATTGGGTGCAGGAGATATGTTTGCAAGTTGTTTCTTATATGACTTACTCAAATCAGGTTCAATGGAATCAGCAATTGGTTATGCTCACAAGACAGCTTCTGAATTGATTAGGAAATATAATGAAAAAGTATAATGTAATCTTGCCTATTGCAGGTAAGGCACAAAACTTTATTGATGCAGGTTACACAATGCCTAAGTCTTTGATTATGGCCAAGGACAAACACATCATTGATTGGTCTATGTCATCTATTGATACCACAGATTGTAATTTGATATTTGTGGTTCGTTTGGAACATGTTTATGATTATGGCATCGATGAAATACTGAAGTTTAAGTTTGGTTATGATGTCAAAATTTGTATTGTTGATGGCGAAACTCGTGGTGCTTTAGAAACCTGTTTGAAGGCTCAAGATTACATTGATGAAGAACTACCATTGTATATCTACACACCAGATGTATATTTTCAACCCGCATTTAAGTTGAATGAACCTCCTGAAGATTGTGATGGTTTTCTTTTAACATTCTTAGCAAATAGTCCTGACCACAGTTATTGTGAAATTGATTCCAATGGATTTGTTACAAGAGTTGCAGAGAAACAAGTTATCTCAAGATATGCTAACGTTGGTCTTTACTATTTCAAATCAGGTTACACATTCTTGAGTTATGCTGAATATGTTTTGAGAAACAATCCAAAAGACAAAGATTTTTACATTGCACCATTATACAATCATATGATTGACGATTGTAAAAAAGTTATCACAATTGAAACGGAGAAGATGCACGTTCTCGGTGATTTGGATAGTTTTGAGTTCTTTCGTAAGAAAGTTATTGCTAAATTTGGTGATAAACCTATTGCACTAGCATCTGACCATTCAGGTTTTGATGCAAAAGAAATGGCCAAGAAAGTCCTAGATAGTAAAGGCATCAAGTACATCGATGTTGGAACATATGTAGATAAACCTTGTGATTATTATGATTACATAAGCCAATCAACAGAGTTAATCAGAGATAACATATGTGAATTTGGTATTTCGTTCTGTCGTTCGGGTCAAGGTGTTAACATTGCTGCTGGACAATCTGGTGTGATTAGTGCTTTGACGTTTGATGAGTATACAGCTGAGTTTTCTATCAAACATAACTGTGCAAATCACTTTGCTGTTCCATCCAAATATGTGGACGAAGAAAAGTTTTCTGCGATGGTTGATATATGGTTGAAAACTACGTTTGATGGTGGTAGGCACTTAACAAGACTTAATAAGGTGTTCAAATGAAAATTGCATTATGTTTTTCAGGACAAGCTCGTTCTGTTGAAAGAGGATTTGAGTATTACAAAAAGAATCTATTGGAAGACCATGATGTGGATGTATATGTTCACACTTGGCAAGCTGAAGGTGTCTTAGATAAAATTAAAGAGTTGTATAAACCAACAGTTCTTTCTTCTTCTCCGCCATTAGAATTAGATGTGGATAGGAAGTATGTCAACACACCAAACCCACAAAAGTATCCTGCTAGATTCACATATGCAATGTTCTTTTCAATGAATAAGTGTCGTGAATCTATGATGTATTCTTCAATGGTGAATCGTGTAAAATATGATTGGGTAATTCGTTCCAGAACAGACTATGCGTTGAATGTTAAGATACCTTTTGACCAATTACCCAATGATATGTTATATATTCCTAATTGTAGAATGGTGCCAACAAGAGACTTTGGTAACGACCAGTTTGCATTTAGTTCACAAGAGAATATGGACAAATATATGTCCACATTCTTAAACTTAGACAAATACTATAATGCAGGCACATCATTTATTGGTGAAGACTTGATGAGAGCTAACTTACATGAACATGAGTTATTTGGACCAAAGTTACAATATGTTAACATGAACAATCCATTTCCACCTGGACCACACAATGGAACATGGCACTCTTTGATTCGTGATGATTATGACCAGTGGACCAAAGCTAGTTAAGGTTCTAAACGGACATTCTGGTAGTGAAATTTACTTGATGCAGTCTGAGAATCTTTTTGTTCGCAAAGTCGGTAATACTAAAAGAAATATAGAAAGACTAACAGCATTAAAAGATGCTGGTTATCCTGTTCCTAAAATTCTTCAAGTAAATGGTGAATCATTTGACATGGAATATATTCATGGCCTAGACATGAAAAGTTACTTGGTTGCAAATGATACCAGACAATTAGAAATATTCTTACATCAAGTGTTGGATAACTTTAAGCAAACTTGGTTTGACCAATACTCTGATTATACACCAGTATATGAAAAGAAACTGGAATGGATGGACACAACAACAGAAATCTTTCCTTTTACCAAACAAGAGTTGATTGATAAGTTGCCTAAGATTTTACCAAAGACTATGTACTTTGGTGATTTGACTTTGGAAAATATCTTATACTCTGATAAAGGTTTCAAACTGATTGATGCGGTAACCATTGAATATGATTCTTACATCTTTGACATTGCTAAATTAAGACAAGACTTAGAATGCCGTTGGTTCTTACGAAAAGAAACCATGAGACTAGGTTCAAAGCTTGTAACAATACAAGATAGATTGCTTAAGAAATATCCAGAAGCAAACAACGATTACTTACTGATTCTCATGTTACTCCGTGTGTTCCTACATACTACAAAAGGTGACTTTGAATACGAATTTATTATGAAGGAGATTAAAAGATTATGGAAATAATTGTACCAGCCGCAGGACTATCAAGTCGTTTTCCCGGTATGAAACCAAAATACTTGTTGTATGATTATCAACACAGGTTAATGTTAGAGAACGCAGTCCAACCATACATTGATGCTGGTTATTCAATCACAATCGGTGTACTCAAAGAACACGATGAGAAATACAATTCAACCAGTTTCATCAAACATGAAATGGGAGACAAAGTAAAGGTTGTTATCATTCCACAGGTAACAAAAGGTCCGGCTGAAACTGTTTATCAAATTCTTCAACTAGCAAATATCACCGAAGGTGAGTTTATGGTAAAAGACTGTGACAGTTTCTTTGAACACACAACCAAATCTGGTAATTACATTTGCACCTCCAATGTAGCAGACCATGAAGTTCTTAATAGACTTAGAGCTAAGAGTTTTGTTATCTCCAATGAACAAGGTATTGTTACAAGTATTATAGAGAAGCGAGTTGTCTCCAATAAGTTCTGTGTTGGTGGTTATAAGTTTGAATCTGTTGCAGATTACAAAAAGGCCTTTGAGTCCATCTCACAAGAGAGAGAAGTATTCGTATCTGATGTCATTTCAGTGATGTTACAGAATGGTCACATCTTTGTTGAAAATGATTCTAAGAATTATGTTGACGTTGGTACATCTAAAGAATGGTTTGAGTATAATGACAAGCCAGTAATCTTTTGTGATATTGATGGCACAATCATCAAAGCACAAAGCCGTGTTGGTGAAAATTCTTACGATAAAGAACCAATAGAATTGTCTAAAAATGTATCTAGGTTACTACAACTACAACAAAAGGGTTCAACATTCATCTTTACTACATCCAGAGAAAAAGAGACTTTTGATATAACTGATGCAATGTTGAAGAAGTTAGGTTTCACTAATTATACACTCATAGTCGGATTGAATAATGCTAAACGCATATTGATTAATGACTTTGACATTGGTAATCCATATCCAAGAGCAGAAGCTATCAATATAGAACGCAATAGTGATACTTTGGGGTTATATCTATGAAGTTTATTGCACATAGAGGTCTAACCAAAGGACCTGATGTCAACTTAGAAAACAGGCCTGAGCAAATCGAAAAGGCTTTGAACGATGGTTTTGAATGTGAGATTGACCTTTGGGTTACAAATTCCGACCTATATCTTGGCCACGATAGACCAGATTATGCAGTCACGCTTGAGTGGCTACAAAAATACCATGCATATTACGGTTTATGGATTCATGCTAAGAATTTAGGTGCATTAAGATGGTTAACCACAACTGATTTTACTTACTTCTGGCATCAAGAGGATGATTTTGCATTGACCAGTAATAAGTATATTTGGACTTATCCAGGTAAAGAATTAACGACTCGTAGCATTTTAGTTATGCCAGAGGCTCTTGACAAAAAAATGGAAATAGAGTATAATAACATCCATGCCGTTTGCAGTGATTATGTGGATAAATTAAGAGAAAAGTATTATGATTCCAAATAAAAATATGTTCTTTGTTACCTCCGCTATCAAATCATTGAATGTCCGGTTCTATAATCACCAACAAAGATTTGACCAGACGGTTGCAACCTTAGAATCTATAAGACAAAAGGTACCAGATGCTATCATTGTTTTAGCTGATGCATCACTTTATCATTTCACTAGAGAAGAAACCGAGATGCTTGTATCTAAGTGTGAATACTTTATGGACATGAATAAAGTTCAAGAAGTTCACGATTATTCATCCAAAGGTATGCAATCTTGGGCTGAAGGTGCATTATCATTTAATGCTTTTGCTATCCTAAGGCAACAACCATTTATGAAAGAAGTCAAAAGAATCTTCAAGATATCTGGACGCTCTTTGTTGGAGGATAGTTTTGATATCAGTTCTTATGATGATATGTTTGGCAAATATGTATTCAAAAAACGTATTCCGACATGGATGGGACATGTAACACACGGTGCTACACATTTATTAATCACCAGAATGTTTTCTTTTTGTCCATCTTTAATTGAGAATTACATGGAAGTTTGTATCAAAAATGTACCATTGTATCAATACATGGACTTTGAACATGCTCATTTCCTTAATATTCCAAAAGAATATCTAGTTGAATTTGACAAAATACACGTTTCTGGATGGTTGGCTGGCAACGGCCAAGTAGAAAGTTATTGACTATGTATTCTCCTCAATCTTTATACGGGTTGATGGTATGAATTAAAAAGTTGTATAAATAACTTCATGGCAATCAAAGTGTATTGCAAGTCTAAGGAAACATGAAAAGTTTTATCTCATTTTTGAAAGAAGAAGCTGAGGCCGAAGAAGGTTCCAAACTCAAGCATATTCATCATGCTGAGGACAGACCTTTATTCCACGGTGCCAAAGGTTTCGAGCACGCTAAAGGTGCATTAATGCAGGCACACAACCACATTAAATCTGGTGGTAATAGTTCTGCTTTGACAATGAAATATGATGGTTCTCCTTCTGTGGTATTTGGCCATCATCCAGAGAATGGCAAGTTCTTTGTGGCATCAAAATCCGCATTTAACAAGACACCTAAACTTAATTACACTCACGCTGATATTCTAAAGAACCATGGACACGCTCCAGGTCTTATGGATAAACTCCATGCTGCATTGAATCACTTGAAGAAAGTTACACCTAAGACTGGTGTATATCAAGGCGATATCATGCACTCAGGTGAAGATTTGGTGCATAAACCAGGTGGTAAAGTATCGTTTACACCTAATACCATCACTTATACTGCCAAAGGTGATGAGGCTGATAAGGTTAAAAGGTCTAAACTAGGTATTGTGACACATACTCAGTATCATGGTAACGATATTAGTTCCATGAAGGCTGATCCACATCCTGATTTACATAACTTCAAACAACATCCTGACGTTTGGCAAAAATCACCAAACCACGATACAAGACAAGTTCATTACTCAGATAAAGACCAAAATGAGTTTATGAAGCACATGAATGCTGCGGAAAAGATTCACAAAGCACATCCTGATATGTACAACCATATCGCAACAAGTCACATGGGTGAAACAGGTCATCTAAGTACATATATCAATCATACAGTTCGTACAGGTGAAGAACCTGATACTGAAGGATTGAAGAAACATATTACTGACAAATATAAGAAAGCTGCAGCTAAGTTAAAAACTCCTGCTGGTGTGGTTAAAAGAGAAAAAGAAGCTGAACCTCACGTGAAACATATTGAAGCTAATAAAACACATTATGATAATCTATTAAAGATGCACAGTCATTTACAAAAAGCAAAGAATAAATTAGTGGATGTATTACAACATCACGAAGGTGGTTTGGAACATCATATCGATGGTAAGAAAACTGGTCCAGAAGGATTCGTTGTTAACCATGCAGGTGAACCAACTAAATTAGTTAATAGAGCCGAATTCGCAAGAGCTAATCTACTTAAAGTCAGAAAATGAAGTCATTCCTACAGATTATTGAAGAAAAAGAAGCAAAAGAGAAACATGCGGTTATGGCTTTTGGCCGCATGAACCCTCCAACTACCGGTCACTTGAAACTAATTGACAAGGTACGTGAAGTTGCTGCTAAACATAAATCACCACATACTGTTGTTGTATCTCATTCACAAGATGCCAAAAAGAATCCACTTTCTGGTGAACAGAAGATTAAACATCTAAAGAGATATTCTCCAGGTACTCATTTTGAAACTTCATCTAAAGAACATCCAACTATTCTACACCATGCAGCTAAACTACATGCTCAAGGTGCAGACCACTTGCACGTTATTGCAGGTTCAGACCGTGTTAAAGAAATGCATGCTTTATTACACAAATACAATGGTGTAAAAGCAGGCCATGGTCATTATAAGTTCAAACACATCACAGTACATTCAGCAGGTCATCGTGATCCTGATGCTGAAGGATCAGAAGGTATGTCTGGTACCAAGATGCGTGAACATGCTAAGAATAATGACTTTTCCTCATTCAGACAAGGTGTTCCACACCACGTTAAAGATGAACACGCAAGAGAATTGATGAAAGATGTCCGCAAAGGCATGGGTTTACATGAGAGTTATACACATGGTCACCACAAAGCTATTTTTGTGACTGGTGGTCCAGGTTCTGGCAAAGATATCGTTTTACGTGAAGCTATTGCAGAATCTAGAGCAGTAGAATTTAATTTTACTCAAGTGTGTGATGTCCTTAACGACAAACACAAGTTGGCCATGAAGTCTATGAATCCAAGATTCGAGGCAGTAAGGACTCGTGGTCCATTAATCATCAATGGTCCTGCTGATGACTTAGAAAGAATTGGTTACGTCAAAGAAGAACTAGAAGAACTTGGTTATGAAACCATGATGATTTTTGTTGACACAACCAACAGAGTGAGTAAAGAACGCAACTCTCTTTTGACTAGAATGATGGAAGAATCTGTCCGTCAAAACAAATGGGAAAAAGCACATAAGAATGTTCAAAACTTTACAGAACTATTTGAAAACTTTGTAAGATTTGATAATAGCAATAGTTTAGAAGAAGAATCAGAAGAAATAACAGATTTATATAAGGAAACATCCAGTTTCTTGGGTGAATCTGTATATAACGAATCTAACAGATTCTTAAATTTATATGAAGAAAAGAATGCTAAGAATATCCAAAAGGATAATCTGAGAAGCAAAGGTTTGAATGTTATTAAAGATAATAACAGTCCTATAATGCAATATGCAGCTAAGTTAGGTAAAAGAGATGATGTCCGTGATGGCGATATCAAACAAAATACTAATTACATAGCTAGGATTGGTGGCGGTAATACATACACAGAATCCACACCTACGTTGACAAAGAATCCAGAACCAAAAGAAAATCGTTTCAACATGGATGCAAATAAAGAAAGATTGCGTAAAAATGGCAATAGGTCTTTAAGTGTATCTAAAGTGGGCGCATCTGATGGTGTTGGTTCTACATTTGACTCCAGAGCAACTACAGGTGCCGCTGGTGCTGGTCTAGGAGACCAAACATATAGAGAAGCAACAGAATTTAGTAATGACGATGTTGCAGATTTTTCAGCTAAACCTAGAATGGTCAGTCCTAATCCATTAGCTGAAAAGAAAAAAGGTTTGAAAAAATTTAGAGAATCTATTTTTGATTTTGGATTATCTGGTGAAGCGGGAGTTAGCGGAACAACAGGTGGTGCAAGCAATAAAGAACCTCTAGAATTGCCAGCGGATAAGTATGGACAATCGGGTATAACTATCAAGAAAAAGAAAAAGACAGGAGCAAAATAATGTTTACTAAATCACTAGTATCTCAGGCCTTAATTGATGCAACAAAAGCAATTATGGAAGAAGATGAAAAGAAAAAAATGCTTTTAGAACCAGAATTAGATGAAACTGGTTTCCATAAAGCAGCACATGCTGCTAGAAAAGCAGGTCAATCACACTTTGAGTTCCAAGGTAAAAAATATCCTGTTACATCACAACCACATTCAGAAGGTATGGAGCCACCTGAAAAAATTGGTGGTCAAGTTCTAAAGAAACATGATAACAAAGCTGCTGCAAAAGGACATTCTGCTGTAGTTCGTCCAGTTGAAGAAGAAGATGAGAAAAAATCTTCTAATCCTTTTGATGTATTAAAAGGAAAATATGTAAGTCAATTACCTAAGAAAAAAGGTGAATTGACAGGACATGAACACAAGAAAACATCTACTGGTGATGTATACACTAAGAAGTATAAAAAAGATCCAGAAGATATGAAAGAAGAATCTCATCCTGATGAGAAAGAAGACAAAGCATTAGTTAAGAAAATGGTTAAACCTTCTGCTCTAAAGAAAGAAGAAGAAAAAGAAACACATTTGTCTAAGCACTCAATGACAAATGAAAAATATGTGACACCTCCAGAAGCAAGAAAGATTGCTGACCAAGAAGTTCACAAGCACGAAAAGAACATGCACAAAGGTAAGAAAGAAACTAAATTGGGTGAAGAAGAAGAACGCCACATGACTGATGCCGAGATGAAAAAACGTGAGCACATTGTTAAGTCAATGAAAAAAGGCATGAAAGGTTTCAAAGACCGTTATGGCGACCGTGCTAAGAATGTAATGTATGCAACTGCTACAAAGCAGGCCATGAAAGAAGAAGTTGAAGACTTGTTTGAAGATGTTGAATACAAAAAATCACATGGTATGCATGACCATCCTGATACTATTCAAGTTTTACATGCTTACCACAAAGGCAAGAAAATGGGTCATATTGAAGAATATCACCACATGGATGCTACAGGTAAACACACAGGTAAAACAAGATGGGCTGCACATCACTATCACTCAGGTGATGAAACTGTTGGACACCGTACTGCTGAAGAAGCAAGTGGCCACTTAATGGGTTGCCACGACAAACATTGCAAAATGATGAAAGAAATGGGTTACCATAAAGAAGAATATTATGCAGAAGACATCGGTGGTATCTCTACAATTTCTGAAAAGAAAAAAAAAGTGGAGATGAAGGAAGATGAACACGTAAGAGTTGATGGTGAAACAGATATGAACACAAAGACTGTTGATGGTCTACGTGGTCGTATGAAAGTTCCTGCTTCTTATCACAACAAAACAAAATCATACAAAGTTGGTTTGACTGTTGGTGAAGAAGTTGAGATTGAAGAAGATATGAAAGGCACTTTGAAAAAGATTGGTAGTAAAGTTCTTGACAAATTAGGCCATGGTTCAGATGAAGATATGATTAAAGACCTTCAAAAGAAAATGGGTATGCCACAAACTGGTAAGAAACCGATGAAAAAAGAAGAAGTTGAAGTCGATGAGACATTCAAAGGTCCTGAAGCAGGTTCTGGTACAGGTGACCATCCTTTCGTGACTAATGAAAATTCACCAATGAAACTAGTTAAAGATTTAGCTAAGAAGTCTTACAAAAAGATTAAGCAAGAAACAATGATGGGTAAAATTGCTGGTGGCATCTAAAATGAAAGCTAAAGATATTGTAAAATCTGTTGCTAAAAAGACAGACCTAACCGCTGCAAAAACTGGAAGTGATCCTAGAGATGGGTGGTCTTCCAGTGGTGCAGGCGGTGGTATCGCTATTCCTGAAAATGTAACATCAAGACGAGCAGATATACTAAGTAAGTATTACAAATCCAAAGGTTGGAATGTAAATTATATTAGTAAGAATAAAAAAGTTGCTCAATCTAAAAAAGGTGATTATGAAAAATGGAAACGTGACCATGGAATTTATGAAGATGAAGTCAATGAAGATTTGACAACAAAATATAATGGTCCACATACTGGAGCTCCAGAAACACGTTCCGAAATTTCTAAATCTCCAACTCTAAAAAGAAAACGTCAGTTAGACCAAGCTGCAGCACATTATGCAGTAAAACCACCGGCAGGAACCATGAAACATACAATGGCCAAAGAAGAAAATTTAGATGAAGTGTCACTTGGTGATTATAAAGAAAAAGCTAAGGCACAAGTCAAAGAATTAAAACCACACACTAAAGGTGAGTATGGTGATATCGTTAAACGTGCAGTAAAACGCCGTGAAAAAGGTTTGGTTATGGCTGCAAAACGTGAAGAAGTTGAAGTCAATGAAGTTTCTTCAGAATTACTCGGCCGTTATAAAGAGAAGGCTAAAAAGTCTGCTGATACATTAACTGCTGCAGGTAAACACAGACAAGCTGCTGACCGTCACATGAATGTGATGAAGGCTACTGGTAAACAGATGGCCCACACAATATCTAACTTGAAAAAGTCATTAAAACAAGAAGATAATTTTGGTGATCCAAAGGCTGCCTCTGAAGCACCTTTTGATATGGGTAATACACCTAATCAAGTTGCGCCAAAGAAGATGTCCAAGGCTGCATCAATGGTCAAAGAGATTTATGCTAAGCATAAGTTGAAAGAAGATATGTATGATTGGGAGAAAGACCAAAAGGACGCAAAGCCTATGGGTAAGAAACCATCTATGCAAAAAGTTGACGGCAGTAACGAATTAGGTGATAAAAAGCCAAAGGCTCGCATGGTGTTAAAGGGTGGAACAACCTTGACAGGCGAAAAGAGAGACACGGTTGAAATTGATCCTATGTTGAAAAATCGCACAGCGATGCCAGATTATAAAGATATGGACAAGAAAAACCAAAAACCACAAGAACAATAATAAGATAAATAGGTAGATTACCTCATCAAGGAGACTTAAAAATGCCAGCATGGTCAAATACAGACGGACACAACGCAAAACCAAAGTTTGACGTTGAACGTGAAACAAGAGATGTAGTACAACTTTCATTAGGCTCACCAGCTTATGTTGGAAACACTACAATTACACTAAGCTATTCTGACGGAATTTCTGTCGCTAACGGCGGCTCTAATGTAGCAAACGTAGGTGTTGTTGCAGGAGATTACGTTTATTTTTATCCTAACGGAGTTGGTGCACCAGGCGGTACAACAGGTAACGGCTATCCTGGTATGTTCTTCTCAAACAATACTGTACAATCCGTTTCAGGTAATGTAGTAACATTAACTGCTGCTGTTTTTGCTAACAATGCAGTTGGTACAGTTATTGAATTCGATAAAGCAATTGCTTATCCTGCATCAAAAACTGTTGAAAAAACATACAATCAAGATACAGTTTTGGTGACAGCAACTCGTCATGCTAATAATTCAGTTGCAGTAGGTAACATAAACTTAGGTTGGAATCATATTCAAAAGAAAACTAATAACGATGGTTCAGTTCGTTATATTACTGAAACATTAGTAGCATTAGCAAGTCCAGCAGCATCAAATACATATTCCGGTAATACAAGCTGGGGTACCGCATTTACTGGAGTTTAATATACTCTTTTTATAATGTTTGATGATTTGAATGAAGACAATTTCGTGATGTATGCAGTTAAATGTTATACATCACCTAGTTGCTTAATGTCTGAGTTTGAAGGTGACCTTAAAAGAACGAAATACTTAAAAAGATTGTTTCGTAGATATAAGGCCACCAAAGTTATAAAAGAACGTTTGATACTTAACCATATCATACTTTTGAATAACGTATTTGGATTAGAAGCGACAGCCAGAATATTATTCTTCAGGATAGACGAAAAAGATTATGATGCATTAAAGACTTTCTTAGTGTATTTGAATCTCCTTCCGAGTGAAGTAAAAGGTATAAGAGGTAAAACAATAGTAACAGATGTCATACCAGTTGACATGAGGATAGCAGAAATACTGAGGAAAATATGAAATCATTCACTACTTTTAGAACAGAACAGATTGTAGAAGATAAAGATCCAGAGTATTCTGATCCTTATATGGCTGTCAATCAACTGCGTACAATCATGCACAATGCACAAGAGATGATTGATTTGATTGACGATAAAGCTGATTTGCCTGAATGGGTTGAATCTAAGATTACATTAGCTGAAGATTACATTATGACAGTTGCTAACTACATGAGAAGCGAGATGAAGAAATGAAATCATTCAATCAATTAAGAGAAGAAACGAAATCATTGAGAACCAGCAATCCATGCTGGACAGGTTATCATCCAGTTGGTACAAAAAAGAAGAATGGTCGTACAGTACCTAATTGTGTACCAGAAGAAGTTGAAGAAATCTTTGATGAGATTGAAGAACTATTCATGGAAATTGCAGAAGTAAATGGCATCGATCCCGAACAAATTTGGGAAGACTTTGAAGATGTATCGGATGAAGAATTGTATGAGACTGCTGCATGGCGCAGAAAAGAAGGCAAAGACCCTAAAGGTGGTTTGAATCGTAAAGGTATTGCATCATACCGCAGAGAACATCCAGGTTCTAAGTTGAGTATGGCTGTTACAACTAAACCATCAAAACTAAAACCAGGTTCTAAGGCAGCTAATCGTAGAAAATCATTCTGTGCTCGTATGGGTGGCATGAAAGGTCCTATGAGAAAGAATGGCAAACCAACACGTAAAGCATTAGCGCTCAGAAAGTGGAACTGCTGATGATGTCCTTCAAAGAACACATTGTCAAAACTGGCAGTGGATATAAATTAGTTTCTAAGAAGACAGGCAAAAACCTTGGTACTGCTACTTCAAAAGCAGGTATCGAAAAAAGAGAAAGACAAGTTCAATACTTTAAGCATATGCATGAAGAAATTGAAGATGCTGTAAGTATCAAAAAAGAACTACAAGAGTTGTCCGCTAAATTAGCTGAAATAGCAAGGAAAATAGATGATTAAATTCAAACAATTTATAGCGGTAAAAGAAGACGGTGGCGGCGGTGCTGGTGCCGTAGGTTCAGCAGGACCAACTAATGTAGTCAGCACAGGTGCTATTGCAGGTACTGGTGGTAAAGGTGGTGAACCTGGCGTCTACTTACCACGTAAAAAGAAAAAACATGATCCAATTATGATGAATATGGGTCACAGAAAACCTCCAAAGATGTAAGGTGTAATCATGTTCAGCATGTTTTCACCTGACTTCATAATCAACTGGTTTTTAGGTTTATTACCAACTTGGGTTCCATGGGCAATCATCGGTTTCGGTGTTGCCCTTTTTCTTTTGGCCGGCATACTACATAGATTGATACCATTATTATATCGTCTAGGCATAACCTTACTTTGTTTAATCTTAATTGGTTTTGGTGGTTGGATTGAAGGTCGTCAAAATATATTAAGTGAAGGTGCAAAAGAGGTTGAAAGAGTAGTGGTAAAACAGAAAGTTATTACCAAATATATTGTGAAAAAGTATACAGAAAAAATTCAGAAAATTGAGGCCAACCATGATGCAATTGCTCAAACTATTACGACCAAAGATGATAATATGTGTACTGTTCCTGAATCTTTTGTACGGGTGCACGACAGTGCCGCTAAAAATACCGTTCCCGGACCCTCCACAGGAACTGATGGTGCCGCCTCCGGAATTGCACTCTCTGAAGTCGAACGAACAATCAACGACAACTACACCACCTACAACAAAGTAGCCGAACAACTAAAGTTACTGCAAGAATGGGTAACTAAACAGAAAGAGATAAATCCATGAAAAAACTTTTAGTCTTTCTTGTAATATTACTATCTGGTTGCTCTTCAATACAATCAGCACTCTTTGTTGCACATTACGACAACAATGAATATGGTTTAGTTAACAAAGTGCGTACAGATGCTTTATTGAAAAAGTGTGATAAAGATGGTATACAGGTGATGTATGAAGATTCATTACAATTGAAAAATTATAGCCAATATCTACCATATAATGATGTTACAATAAAGATGAATAATGACTTGTTTACACTCGTGGATGAGTTACATCAGAAGGATACATTTAGTCCAGCCTATTGTGCATTAAAACTAAATACTATATCCAAATCGGCAGAGAGAATACAACAAGCAATTGGAGGAGAACCAAGATGAATCCCATAGAAGATTTAGCAATTCAAGCAAACGGTTATCAACAAATGTATAATGACGGCCAAATATCTGCCGAAGAATACAAAGAGTTAATCAATGATATGAATATCGTTGGTAGAATTAATGCAAATGCAGAACAACTAGAAGAAGATGACGAACATCATGCTATGTTGATGGCTGCATTAGATTTAGCGGAAGCACTAGCATAATATGGAATTGACTAAAGAACAGTTGAGACAAATTATACCAAAAAATCCATATTTGGATCATTGGTATCAAGACTTGTCACAACTATTACCTGATTACGATATTAATACTCCTGAGAGAATTGCGGCCTTCTTGGCTCAATGTACACATGAGTCAAATGATTTTACAGCACTTAAAGAGAACCTAAATTATAAGGCTGCATCATTACGTAAGATGTTTCCTACACACTTTGAAACAGACGAGATAGCAAATCATTATGCAAGTCTACCTAACAAACAGGAAGCGATTGCCAACAGAATGTATGCCAATCGTATGGGTAATGGTGATGAAGCGTCTGGTGATGGTTATAGATACTGTGGCCGTGGTGCCATTCAAATCACAGGTAAAGATAACTACTTTTGGTTTGCAGCAAGTGTTTCAATAACACCAGAAGAAGCATCGGAATATATGCAAACATTTGAAGGTGCATTACAATCTGCATGTTGGTTCTGGGAAAATAATAACTTGAACAAATGGGCTGATGCTGGTGATATGGATAAGATGACTCATATCATTAATGGTGGTACTATTGGTATAGAAGACCGTAAAGCACGTTATGCTAAGATACTCCGAATTCTAGGAGCATAATATGCATGATAAGAAACTTTTTATGTGGGCAGGACTAATATTGGTATTGCCTTTATCGTTGGCGTTTTTTGGTCACGACCAATTCCGCTATCCATGTCAAGACCCAGCTAACTGGGATAAACCTGAATGTAAATTACCTATCTGCGATGTTACAAGAACTTGTCCTGAACAAATTTTCAAAGGCCAAAGAGACCCTCGCTTGGGTCCTCCTCCACCTGAAA